TGATAGTTTTATTGTTTACGAAATCTGCTTTGGGTAGAATCTTATTCTTCATGATGTCTGTCCAACCAGGATGTGTCGTTGCCATCTTGTCTCGCCACTCACCAACTTCACCAGCAGCAGCAACTCCTGCTTGCCAATCTTTATCCCAATCGGGATTGTCTTTCCTCCACTGATCATATTCTTTCATGGTCATGCGAAGTTCTTTCTTCTCTTCGGTTTTTAAATTTTTTACAGGGTATGTTGGCATGTTAGATCCACTCCAATGCAGTTGATATAGTTGGGAATTGCTCAATGAAAACTCTCTTTACATCGTTAGCAATATCTTTATGTTCTTTCTGAGTACCATGAGCAGAACGTAAGTCTATGTAGTGTACCCAAGAACGTACACTACCTGTCATGTATAACTTAGTAGGTGTTGCTAGTGGGAGAACAAATCTCGCACACTCCTTCGCAACACCCTCACGTATGAGTTCATTGTATAAATCAATTCCTTCAGCGAAGTATCTTTCAATCTCTTTTTGTAAAAAGAAGGTTTGTTTTTCGGGGATATCATCTATACTATTCTGTCTATTTTTTGTATCCTGTCTTCGTAAATCTGGTACAGGTATCTCTCCAAGTAAATTTGTGTTAGCATATCTTTGACTAAACTCTTGGAAAGTAAATGATCTGTGTCTTAGAACTTGAGCAGCAATACCTCTAGTTGTTTCTATCTCTAGAGTCATGTGTGCCTGTTCAAATACAGACCAGTGTTGATGCTTGATACAATATTTAAGTAGTCCTGCAACATCAGGATTGTCCTGATTCTTGGGGTTGCTGACTCTCGCTACGTAACCCATGGTTTCCTCTGCCTTGGGTGTCACTGTCACCAGTTGTACTGTGTTCATTATTAAATCCTTTATTTCTCCGTAGTTTTTTTAGTTTAAGATCATATCTTGCTTGGTTCAACTGCTTCTTCATGTAGTGTATTTCTACATCAGAATATAGTTCATGTTTTTTAAGTGCGGATTTGATTAATTTGATTTGGTCTTTGAGTCTCATATTCTTTGAACGCTTCTTTTATACCTTGTGTACTATCATGATTCAAAACCCAGTCTGCACAAAATTCGTAAAGGTTTCTTCCAAAACCAAATTCTTTTAATGATAAAACAGCATCTCTTCTTAGACGCATCATATCATCTGTATATTTAATCTGGGTATCCATCATCGTCATCTCTCCCTTGAGTATAAGTTGAGTTAGTTTGGTCTGCACTGTATGCATTAACGTCAGAGTATACTTCAGATTCTAACACATCTAATAAAGATTGCAAGCTCTTGACGATGTTTTTTAATTTACCTCTATCCATATTTATATCGGCACTAGGTATATCATACCATAAAAAAAGAGGGGTGTCTACCCCTCTGTAATTATTGTAGAATCTCTCTACATATTCGTTTGCATTCATTTTGTTGTGAGTCACACTCAACTAGACATTCGTAATAGTCATCGAGCATTGTGTCGTCTGATCTATCATGGTACTGCCACCCATCTAGTTGACTGCGAGATATTAAATTATGCATTTTCCTCCGTAAACTACTGTCATAATATTAAAAAGGAGGTTTTTAATTCATGACTCTACCTCTTGAATTCTACCATTATTTATTTTTTACACCTATACATTTACTATCTTTTGAAACAAAAATAAATGCCTACGAGTTTATACTCATAAGCATTAGTTGTGTATTAAGATGTGATCTTCCAGTCTTTGACTGCGTTAAAGTGGACTTTTAAATAAACCCATTTAGCGTAGTTAACACCACGATAGGTCAAGAATGCAAACGTTCTTTCTGGATCGTGCTTAACAGGATCAAACTCTGGAAGAACGGGGGAACCCCAATCTACCTTGATCCTTAGCATTTTACTACCTCTGTTGTTCTAGCAGTTGAACCTCACCATATATTATAGTGAGAAAGGCAATACAACCCAAGGATATGACCCCCACGACCTGTAGTGTTTCAACCATCGTTAAGCTCCTACCATCTTACGCTGTACTTTAACGCCTCTATACATTAAATCATGTCTTTGACGTTTTGCTGCCTCGTCGAGTACTTTTTTGTTGTACTCTGCGGTGTCATAGTTAACACCTCTGTATGTGACCTGTGCCATTTGGTTTCTCCTAAAGTAATTGGATGATTAATCCGTTCCTTCAGTCAGCTTTTGCGTCCTCTTGCGAGGATGAACGAAATCCGTTCCGAGTTGGCTTACTTGCGTCCAATTTGCCATGCTTTGCAATCTGGTTCTGATACTTTGGTACGAAAGTAATCTATAAGATACTCGTGTGCATCAGAATTAAGATTCTCATCGCTGATTATCTCTATTCTATTTCTGTTCCACTCATCACACGACATCTCCCAATGAGAGGGATCATGTTCAGACAGGAGCAGTACTAGCAGTGCTAAGCTGTGCATTGGATGAACGTGTTAGTATACTAACATAACTATTTAGAAATGTCAAACTGTAACAAGCACTACTTTTTTGCTTCTTAATTATATCTTAATTTCCTGACAAATAAAAATCTGTTCCTCCTGCCTTGCAAATCCTTTTTACTGTAGCGTCATAAATTGGTGAAGGTTCTGCAAAAATTAATCCTCTTGTAAAATCAAATGCTTCTCTATATCTACGAAACTTAAACACATCATCATAGGTATGTGCAGACACAAGGACCCCATCACTTCTCTGATATCTCATGGTCTTCCATTCAGTAGGTTCATCTATTTTTCTATAGAATATTACCCACTGACCTGTTGGCCAAGATTTTTCTGATTCTGCAATCATTTCCTCTTCTTACCCTTTGGTTTTTCTTTTTGGTTTGGATCTTTCCATAATTTAGGAGGAACTTTACCATCAGATTGAACTATTTTTAAGACATTTTTATACTTGTCATAGTAATAGTCAAATATTTCAGACATTTTATATGCCATAGTAAGATCCCATCTCAATTCATCCTTGTCACCTATCTTATACTGAACAAGGTATGCATTATATGGTAGTGTAGCATCGTTATCCTTTTTAGGATCACAATTTTCTTTTAGTATATTCAATGTAATCATTAACTACGGTTTCCCCATTCAATTGAAGGAAATGCTTCCTCTACACATGCCTTGGTGATCTTCCAACGCTTGCCAATTTGTTTATCTTTCATAAGAGTTAGCACTTCTGCTTCACCTTTGTGAAGTCCCTCTAGTAACTGAATGAACAGAGTCTCTCTACGAGTTTGTGAGATACTTGCTCCACCTTTAAAGAAAAGATATAGTTTACGATACTCTTGTACAAGTCTCGTGTGTTCAGTTTCTTCTGGTGCATCGTTTTCTTTGTATGGAACTTCACCAGTGGGGAGCATAGAAATTACACTCTCATCAAAGTTAGCGATTAGTATAGATTTCAATGCAGGAGTGCTAAGTTCCTGTAGTAATTTAATCTTCTGTACTTTTGTTTTAGCATTGCTCACTTTTTGTAGCACTTCATTTAGTAATAATTGCATGATTATTAGTGTTCCGTATTAATATTTATTAGTCCTCAGAATCCTCTTGATCCATGAACCTAACAGATAATAGTTCTTCATTTAAAACATATCCATTATGATCATACATCTCTGGATGCATGGCATTATGTTCTTCAATCTCTTTGGCATAAAGTTGATCATGTTTGACCTCGTTTGCTGCCCATCCAAATAGCACGCCAATTGCTAAGAAGATAAATGATATGGTCACTGAGGCATATATGATTAAAGTTTCTGACATTGTTCAACTCCGAACTAAATTTTTTTCTGTTCCCACCTTAGTTCAAAGTTAAAATATACTTTTCTTTTAAGGAGGGTGTACACTTTGTTTATAAGTATCCCTTTTCGGGTAGGTTCATCTGGTTCTTGTTTCGCCCTCCTTAGCATGAGTTCCATACCTTTATTTATTTTAATTTTTTCCATTAACCTTGTCTTGCTGACACTAAACCTTTCTTAAGAAATATTTTTGCAACGTCAACGAGTCCACCCACGAACTCACCATCTATTACAACAGCAGGGAATGCTTGTAGTTTAGGTCCTACCTCATCCTTTAATTTGAGTTGTTCATCTAATGAAAGTGAACTCCATTTAATTTCAGTATATTCTACCTCTGCTCTTGCCATCAACTCTTTAGTTCTGACGCACCAAATACATCCTTCATTAGTATAGATTGTAATCTCCATGAGTTTTTATTTTTATGTATAAAAAAAGAGGGTCTCTTTCAGACCCTCAGTATAACATTGTGTTAGTTGTATGTCAACCTATAGTGCATTACCACGAGGTAACACTTCTTCTGGGAACACAAAGTTCTCATGTGGTTGGTCAACAGATGACATCCATGCTCTCATGCCTTCATTAAGAAGAATGTTCTTAGTGTAGAAGGTTTCAAACTCTGGGTCTTCTGCTGCTCTTATCTCTTGAGATACAAAGTCGTATGCTCTAAGGTTAAGTGCTAGACCTACGATACCTATAGATGATGTCCACATACCCATGACAGGTACGAACAACATAAGGAAATGTAAGAATCTTTTGTTAGAGAAAGCAACACCAAATATCTGTGACCAGAATCTGTTTGCTGTAATCATACTGTAAGTTTCTTCTTCCTGTGTAGGATCAAATGCTC